GTTGGGGAGAGCATCGATGGCATCGGTGTAGTTGAAGGGCTGAGCACCGAGAGTCTTGTAGAGAACAGAGCCACCAGTTAAGGAGTCGCAGTAATCAACGTTGGCATCAGGCTGGACAACCCAGATGAGCTCTTTGCAGGGATGGTTGAAATTGAGGCGAATCTTGTTGCTGGAGCTGCCAACCGACTCGTCGCCGGTGAATTGGAGCTGCTCAATCAAATACTCGTGGGGGTTCTGGGCGAACTTTCTGCGCTCATCAGTATCGAGGAAGATGTAGTCGATGTAGAGAGAGGCAGCGACAAGAGACTGCTGGTAAGCCTTGGTGACACTCTGAGAGCCAGAGGCGGCAGAAAGGGACTTGACCGCCCATAAGCACTCACCAATAGGTCTGATGTCAAGGTTAATCTTGACTTCGTGATACTGTACGAATCACTTGCACCCTCCTTTTCAGGATATTTATGCAGGGAAACCTACGGTTTCCCCTACGACCCCCTTTCCTTCACTGCAAGACTGTGAATAAGAGTATCGTAATGGAATAAATTCCATGCAGGGACTAGACTATATCTTAAGGCATTTGTATTTATTACAAAAACCCCATAACCATTTAGTCGTTGAACCTTCTCCGTGTGTTTGTGTATTAAACATTTAGGAGCTTGGCTGCGGATTGTCCATTTTAATGTATTGCATTCGCAATACATCGCATACGTTGGCTTTTTACCATACTTGAGTTTGTTTTTCTCAACCACGCCCACATTTTCATGGGACGTTTGGTACCAATCGTCTTTAGGAGTTTCCCGCAATTTGATTATGTTGCCGCATGTTTGACCAAGAGAATTGAGTCAATAACACGCGACTAGCATCTGAGTTTGACTATGTGCAACATAGTCCCGAGACCACAACATATTTTCCCTAAAGCAGTGCTCGGATGCTTCAGGATGGATACTTTTCCGCCCTACAGATTTTAAGGCGATTAAAGGGAGGGCAAGACCAGGGTTTCTACAGAACCAGAACTGGAGAGGAATGTAGAGGGTGGTCTCAGGGAGAGCCTTGCGAGGAGCGCAGACCTGGGCGGGGCCAGAGGTGGCAGCGCAAGGAGCGTTAATGTCGGCGAAGTCAGGATCGGTGATATAGACCAACTGGGTAGTGTGGCCAATCATCTTGAAGTATCCACGCTGCTGCTCAGAGGTGAGGGTAAGCTGGTTCCAGATGTGCATCCAGTCACCATACTGGCGGTCAATTCTCTGGCCACCAATCTCGACCTCAACCTGGGCAATAAGCTGCTCACCGGGGAAATCTAACCAACGGGCATAGACAGCACCATCAGAGTTCTTTAAGTCCTGGTTAATCTCGGGGAGAGTGACCTGGAGGTAGGTGCGGTAAGCCAAATCACCGTTGCGACTGATAGTGCAGGTGACACGGCGACCGAAATCGGCCTGACCAGAGAAGGTCTGCTCGATGGACTCCATAGCGAAGTTGGTGTGTCTGCGGTAAGAGACTTTCCAGAAAGTGATTTCAGGGGTTCCAGTAAGGAAAACGTCTTGAGCGCCATAGGCGACTAATTGCATGAGACCTCCAGCCATTTTGTTAGGTTATATACTCCAAAAAGATAAAAATTTGGAAAATCGACGTTTTTGAGTGAAAAATGCAATAATGCCTAAAGAATCCTGTTTTTTATTGACATGAATTATGGCATTTTTCAATGTCATAACGCACATAATACAAATTCCTAAATGATTCTCAATGTAATACTACTTAAAAGTCAATCCATATAAACCTTTATATGCCACCCACACAAACACTCAAAAAGGGCGCTATCACACAATCCATCGATGAAAAACACAATGAATTAATGTCTAAATTCGCGGAGACGGAAGAAACAGTTTTGCCACAATTATTGTCTGAGCGTCAGCATTTAAAACATAAATTGGCGAATCCGGCTTTGAAACCCGACATCAAATTTGATTTACAAGATAAGCTAAATGTTTTGAATCGCCGAATCGCCGATTTGAAAAGTGAAAAAGACCGGTATTTGTTGGAAAATTCCAAATATCTTTTCCAGTATTTCGAAGACAAAAAGAGCGTCAGCAACGGTAACAATACTCAAAACACCGACGCTTTAAAATCCTTTTTCCGCATTAAAACTAAATCAACTGAAAACACTGAACCCGGGGACGACATATCTGACCCAAATAGTCAAAAATATGCACAATCAAAACATGTGCTAAATATGTATTGGAAAAACGTGAATAATAATTTAATCAACATGCAAAATTATGTGGTGGCATCCGACATTTGCGATAAATGCAATGCAGGAGAACTCATTCCACAGGACGAAGAGGGCATTTTAATTTGCAATAATCCTCAATGCGGCAAATTCATTACACATATCGTAGATTCGGCTAAACCGGCAAATAAAGAACCGCCCAACGAAGTGTCATACACAGCATATGTTCGTCTCAATCATTTTAAAGAAATACTATCGCAATTTCAGGCAAAAGAAACCACGCAAATTCCGCCGGAAGTGGTCAAACTCATTCGCAACCGTATCAAAAAGGAACGCATCACAGATATAACCACGCTCAATTATGATAAGATGCGCGAAATATTGCGTAAATTGGGACTTAATAAATATTTTGAGCACATTCAATACATTAATTCATTGTTGGGCATTCAGCCGCCAATTATGAACGAGGCGTTGCATAATACGCTGTGTGTGTTATTCATTGAAATACAAAAACCGTGGGCATTACATTGTCCTCCAGACCGCAGCAATTTTTTCAATTATACATATACGCTGTATCAATTATGTGTGTTGCTGGACCAAACGCAGTATTTGCCGTTTATACCGATGATGAAAGACCGCGAAAAACAGTTAGAACAGGACATGACGTGGAAAATGGTGTGCAATGATTTAGATTGGGAATTTTTCCCCACCGTATAAATAAAATATACATGTGTTATATATGTATATTATTAAACATAAAAACATCAACATAATTGTGATTTCGTTTATTGTGTTTATGTTTTTGAATTTGATTGAAAATTTAATACACTATAACATTGGCCGACATACAGATACAGAAAAATTCATCGTATTTTCGAATCCACCCAATAAAGATTGGTTCAAAATCGCAGTGATTATGATTATTTTTGGTTTATTACAGGGATTTTTAACTTATTATTTGAATTATATTTTTTAGGTCAGTAATATAAAGGTTGGCCACATACAAATGAAAAAACATCACATATTTATTTGGGCCGCATTATTCACAATAATTGCCGCTGTATTATTAGATTATTTCTCTCCCGAAGTAGAACTATTTTCAGCTGAATATGTTCCCGACTTAAATAGTCCATCGACTTTTACGGAATATAAATTGCCCCTCAACGAATTCACAAAAGCCGACATTAAATCGGCACCCATGCCGGTTTTAGGCGCAGGCAATGTGTGGTCGAATTATAATCGCGATGATTGGGGCGTATTCACGTATAGCCCATACACCCCGCAAAACGAACAGAACGAAGACGTGTTGCATTTTGGCGACGACCATCGCCAAGCCGAGCTGCGCGCCATTTTCCAGAAAAAATACTGTTTCAACGGGCAAATGAAACTGACTGACCCCAAAACAAATCAAACTATTGGCGGACCGTCGCCAGTTGATGCGGTGGATTTAAAAATACTGAGCAAATTGAGGTTCCCGGAAGACCGGCAAAAGTGCAATCCGTGCAGTGAAAAATGCGAGTTTAGTATTATGGATTCGGACCGCAAATTGGCAACGGAAGAGTTTTTGGTTAGACCGAAGGGAACAAATACAGAAGAAATGTATGCGCGGTTAGAACAAGCATGGACGCGAGTGTTTCATGGTGTTCGGGAGATATTTATCTAGATAATGCTTTTCGCAATAAATTTCTTTGACTTTTGTTTGTGTGGCGAAGAGTTTTTGTTCTGGTCAATGATTTTGGCGGTTTTGATTTAGTTTTTTGAAGGATTTCTAATTCAATATTCCCATATATTTTTTGAATTAAATCCATGTAATAATTCCATTTATGCAGTTTGGTGCATTGTGATGAATTTTTCACGGTATGCGACATATTCCATCCATTTTGTGTTAGTTCAGAAGG